GTTCTATCCCATCAAGAATTTTTTCCGGTTCCCTTATGTGCCCGCCAGCTCCAATAGAATATTGGTTTAATAATCTGTTATCTCCGCCGCTAACACGATGTGTAACAAATATTGTTTCCTGTTCATTGTCAACAATTATACAATACGGTATAATTTGCAGATAATTGTAGTCATTTTCCACATCGCCGCGGCGGAGATATTGAGCAGTATCTTCGATATCGGGCAATATATCTGCTAAACTATCATCTGCATACCTGAAAGCAAATTGTTTAGACGGTACGACCATTATTTTTTCTTCTGTATCCATGAATATTGTCCGCTAATACTTATAATTAAGTATTAGCGGTATCCTCCCTCCAATTTTAATAATAAGGTTTAATTAATCGCATCGGCTCCATCCGCAATCGGGGCATTGTACACATCCGGATTCATGTATAAGAGCCGCGCCGCATTCAGGGCATTTGCTACCGGCAGGTTTTAATGTATTACTTACCGTATTTTTCGATTGTTCCTTTTGTTGCGGCAAATTCTTGAGTACATTGGCAATGGCCGATGCACATGATTTGCCAGGACTTACGGGTTCCCCTTTGCCCTTGGCGAACTGATAAGCCGGACACGCTCCTGCGGATACCAGTTGGTCTACAACTTTTTCAAGCGGTATACCGCCACGTAATGCAAGCGATATAAGCCTGCTGGTTGCCTTGGTGAATACCTGACAACCACCATTAGCCGATTCAATAAACGTTTCTGTTATATTACCGTCATCATCAAACGATACATTACAATATAATGTGCCGCAGCCGGTAGTCAGTTTATATCTTATGCTTTTAGCAATATCAGCAGCAGGTTTGACATAGCCGCGCTGTTCCTTTTCGTTTCCGTCTTTTTGCCCGATTTGTATCGTTTGATGCTGTCTCGAGTTATTCCTGTAATAAGTTAGCCCTTTGCATCCATTTCGCCATGCATAAATCAGCAAATCGGCCAATTCGTCTTTTGTAGCGTGCTCTGGTGCGTTTATCGTCTTGCTGATTGCATTTTGATAATATTTCTGCATTTCAGCCTGCACCTTTATATGCCATATAGGGTCAATATCATTGGCGCATCTAAATAAATTGCGTAATACTTGCGGCACTTCTGGTATTTGCGTAGTGCCTGCTTTAAGACAGCTATCTATAATGTCTTTTTCTTTTGCACTATCATTAACAATATCATGCAACATATCTGCGAATAACTGATTAACCTCAATTATAGACCCTGTAACAATATTGCGTTGATAAGCCACCATAAATAATGGTTCAATACCATATGCAGTAGTACCTAATATAGTAGATACGCTGCCGGCTGGTGCTTGTGTAGATATGGTGGCACAACGCGCAGGTATATTCATACTCGCATATATACTTTCATTCCATGCAGGAAAATTACCTTTTTCGAGCGCTAATTCGGAATTATACTCATTTTCTGTATGTCTTTTAAACCCAAACAGCTTTTTGATGAAATCCAGACACTCGTCGCTGTCATAACGTATACCCATCTTTATCAGAAGGTTGGCAAACCCTGTAACACCAAGCCCAATTTTCCGATGGGCTTTGGCCTTTTCTTCAAATTCAGGCAGTGCATAGTTATTAATGTCTATAATATCATCTAAGAATCGTATAGACATCTGTATAACATATTTAAACAGGTTCCAATCGACATCATTCGTCTCGGGATTGTATAAATTTTCAAGATTGATACTGGCTAATTGGCACAGCTCAAATTTCTCAAGAGGTTGCTCCACTTTGTTATCCCAAAGGCTTTTTATCCTTTGGTTCTTGCAGTTGCCTGCAAGGTCGGCATATATTTTTACCTTGCGGTATCGGACACTCGTGGGGATATTATATTCTCTTACGAGGTTCAATCCCTATGCTCTACACTACCTTACTATATTATTAGCAAGGTTAGCACGGTATTACCCTAACGGGCTTTACCGTTAGCCCTACAGACCCCTTTCCAGGTTTGCCCGATTTTTAACCTGAGGCAAGCTATTTACCACAGGGATTCGTCGTTGTAATATAATGCGGGTTAGACGAATCAAACTTACCATCTTGAAGATTAAAGGGATTTTCATGGTTTATCGTATCTATAAATATAAGTCCTGGCTCACCATTATTCCACATACCGTCAACAATTAAATCAAATATTTGTCGAGCGGGGACTGTATTATAAACCTTGCCATTCCATTCAAGGTCGACGTTTTCATTATTTATAACCTTTTGCATTTCATCATCAGTTATAACTACCGACAAATTCATATTAGATAACGAACCATCGTTTTGTTTGCACGTAATAAAATCAAATATGTCTGGATGATTAAATCTAAGACTGCACATATTAGCAGCGCGCCTTGCCGAATCGCCTTGTATAGTTGTTTCGGCCACCGTGTTGAACAGTTTAAGCCAATTGATAATGCCAGCAGATTTACCGCCCGATGTTTTTATTATTGCACCTTTTGGGCGTATATCTGAAAAATCTTGCCCAACACCGCACCCGAACTTTGTTAACTTGGCATTATACCATGCATGTTGATATATACCTTCCAAACTATCGGGTATACGACCTATTACAGAACAAGCCGACAGGCATCTTGACGACCCTGCGCCCACTAAAGTGGGCGTGTTGGGCATCATTAGCTGGCGATTCATCAAATCATAAAATATTTCCGCATACTTGTCACGATCTTCAGGTTTTTCGGCCTGAACAACTGCCCGCGAAACACGGGCAAACATTTCTTCTGGCGAATGTTCTATCAATTCACCTGTGCGCGAATCTCGTTTATAATACCGTGATTGTAATAGTTTTAATGTTTCGTCTGTAAACATTTTATACCTCCAGTAATCTTGATATTACTAAACAAGCTTCGTCAGCAGTTTCATAAAATAAATCTATATTTTTATTAAACCATGGATGCTCGACATTTCTTGTATCTCCGAATCCAACAGTTATTTTATCGTTGCATTTTGCAAAAACCAATTCTCCTAACATGCCTAAACTCTTGGCCGATATATTATTGCTAAAATCTGCTAATACCACTCTGCTATTTTTAATACGGCATTGATTGGAAATAACTATTTCTTCTGGCGAATAATAATCAGGATTGTTTAAATTAAATCCATCTAACGGATCTATATAAGTTAATCCATGTATTTCCAAAATATCTTTGATAATATCTCTAAATTGTTGTATTTCTTTTGCTGACAATCCACTTACTGGGCCAGCTATATATACATCTTTCATACATTGCCTCCGTCGTGATTTTCAGTATTTGTATCTTCACAAAAAATATAGTGACATACAGGACATTCATATATTATGGTTGTTTCTGTTATTCCAACAACCTCCATTTGGCATTTATCCCAAAAACAAATATGCACAATATTATTTTTCATTATCTGCGCCCTCTATCATATAAACAATAAGATTTCTAAAATTATCTAAATCCAATAGAAAAAAATCTTCGCCATCGCCAAACGATATAACCAAAACAGGTATTTGATCCGTCAACAGCGCTTCATCTCTTAGTTTATCTATCCATTCTTTTTTGATTGTAAATTGCTTTGACGGTTTGGCCTTGGTTTTATCTTCAAATCTAAACATACTACATATTTGGTCGGATTTCTGAAACCAAAGATTGCCGCTGCCCATTGTCTTTTTTAAGTCTGGCAATATATCTATCAAGTTTTTGATAACCCTTGTTTCTTGTTTGTTGCTTATTTTGTTAGACAATTTATAACCTCATTCTTAATGGTGTTATATAATTCTTTGTCTTGAAGGGCATCTTTAACAGCATCTTTGCCCCGCCATTTAATGTCCCCATATGAATAATAAGGGCCTGCTTGGTTGATTATACCCGCCTTGGTGGCCATGGTGATTAATTCGCCCACATAATCGATGCCTGTATCGTAATATAAATCAAATTGCCCTGTTTTATAAGGTGGCGCTACCTTATTTTTACTAACCAGCCCCATGATTGTATGACCTACCCTGACTTGTTCACCATTAACGGTCTGTTTAATGTGCCCGTTAATACGCATTTCTATGCTGTAACTCACTGCATGGCGGAAGAAATGCCCGCCTGGTGATGTGGTAGGCGATCCATATACCACACCTACTTTATCTCTAAGCTGATTAATCAAAATAAGCACTGCCTGGCTTTTAGACAGATAACCTTGATTAATAATCTTGCGCAATCCATTGGTCGTTACCATAGCCAAAGAACCGATTTTATTGCCATCTTCTAAATCTCTATCAATATCGGACTTGGGGATTAGTGATGGCAGCGAGTCTAACACAATGACGCCGAACTTCTGCGTATCCAAAAGATGTATGATTAAATCGAATACATCTTCGGCTATACCGTCAGGTTGACTGATAAATAAATCATCAGTATTAACACCGATTTTTTGTGCCCATTCCGGTTGGAAAGTTTGTTCGCAATCTATAAAAGCGCAATCCAACCCTTGCCGTTGGGCGCTTGCAATAGTCATCAGCGATAACAAGGTTTTGCCGCTGGATTCGGCACCTTTAATTTCTACTGCTCTGCCACGCATAAACCCGCCGCCTAATGCCATATCCATAGATAATGAGCCCGTCGATACCAAATCGGCAGCAATGCGTTGCGGTTCCTGGCCTAATACAAATATGGTGCCATCTCCGAATTTTTTGTTAATTTCTTTAACTATCTTAATTTTATCTTCATCGATCAATTACTTATCTCCTTTTGGCGTCTGGATATTTCGCGGCTTATGGCATCTCTGCGGCCAACATACCCGCTGTTTAACGCAGACATCATTTTATAGTAAGCGTATTTTTCCAAGCGTTCTTTTTCGGCATTTATATAAATTTCTTCTGCATGAGAGCTGGCCTGTTGAACATCTGCTCTGGCTTTTGGCTGTATCAACAAAAGCATTTCTTCTGCTAGGTTAACCTTGCTTTTGGCAATGGCCAAGTCTATGTCCGCCATTGATTCTTCCACCAGCGAATACGCGATCATAGCCGAAAACTTTTCGTAATATTCACCTAATAAGGTATAGGGTACATTAGATAAGTCAATATACTGTTGCCTGATAGCTTCCCATTCATCAACAATATTAACATCTAACCCGTAATTAGGTATGGGCAATTTAGCATCTTTTAGTTTTTGTAGTACATTTTCTTTTATATCAAACTGTGCCAGCGCTCGTTTAATAGTTTCCCTTGCTTCATCCATTATTTTTCTCCTTTGCAAAAGTATAGGCGACGGCAATAGCATCTGCCATATCAGAGTTCAACTTTATATCGGTCAGGGCTTGTGCTTTGTCAATTACTATCTGTTTACTGGCTTTGGCATTACCTGTAAATGCCCGCTTAACATTGGTGGGCGAATAAAAAATAATATCAATGTCGTTTTGGATGCCGCTTAGTATAATAACACCCACCAAACGCGACAATACCTTTAATGTTTTAACATTCTTGTATACAAATTGATCTTCGCAACAAATTACATCTGGTTGGTATTGCTTTATGATTTGACATATGTTATCATATACATGTAAATACTTTTTAGATAAGATCTTGGTGCGGGGTTGTATTGCCCCGCACGCTATAACGTGGCCGTCAATTACGGCCCAACCAGTGGACACCGTACTCGGGTCTATGCCTAATATTCGCACATAACGTCTCCGAAATGCTGCTCAATTATTTCGGAATTAAAATACTTGTCGATAAGGGCAAAATCCGGTTCGGTGTCCTCTGTATCACTTATGTTTATTTCTACATCGGTATTCAGCATTAAATCAATGACACCTAGTAGCGCAGTAATATTTACGAGTTTTTGTTTATCCATTGCTTTATCCTTTCTAAAATGGCAGCGTGTTGCCTACGGCATCAACGCTATGTTTCGATTCTTCCGATTCGCCTGCTCCATGCAACAACATATCTATATCATCCAACGTCTTAGGCGTTGCTAATGGTGTTACGTCTATCGGTTGGTATTTGCTTAAATCAATCTGTTTAATGGGAGGCGTTACAAACAAGACATATTGTGTATCCCTGCCGCTGCCTCGCCTAGTTACTTCGATGTCATATTCTTTAATATTATCGCCGTATTTTTCCATCAACACTATTAGTTGCGACAGCGTCGTCTTATTCACGCGCCACACCTTGACATCGTTATCTTTTATATCCAGCACTGATATAAATGCTTTCATACTTGGGCGGCTACCCTCTGCACATACTGGGCACCCTTGCCCAGGACAGGCGAAACTGCGCCATCCCGACGATGTTTGTACCACATGTTCATATACTGCGCATATTTCGCTTGGCGGCGTTAATATGCGTACGGTGATACTTTGCCCCTGTGGTATTTTAATAAAATTATATTGGCCGTTGCTATTGTTTTCTACTGCATTTTTAATGTTATTTAATCCCTTTAACATTCTGTTACCTCTTGGCTTTCTATTAATGTTTTTATTCTTTCTATACTACTGTATAACTTCCTTGTACCTATACCTAATTTTTTTGCGATGGTTCTTTTCGGTATATCCATTAATAATAGTGCTGCTATTTGACGATCCAGCGGCAGCAACTTACGCTGTAGTTCACCCCAGTCAACATCCCATTCTACTTCATTATGCTCTGGGGTGGGCACATCCCAACCAAATTCCTGCATTTCTTCTATAGAATTGCAATGTGGTTGTTTCAGAAATCTTGCGACGCGGGTATATAAACATGTTACATAATACCCTGGCTCTTTATCACATTTGCCATATTTGATAATATCAGCGCATACATCATCGACTATGTCATCTTTTTCATACCCTTTCATTTTAAGCGAATATAACAATTCGCGGCTTATATTTGTTTTGTTTAACAGATTATAAATTTCTTCAATTTCCATCGCCGTAATCCTTTCATTATATATAAGCATAATATTTTTTAAAGTGTTGCATGGTTTTGCAACATTTCATTGGCATCCTTATACCCGTTTGGTTGGTATATACTTACATCATACCCATGTGACATTAACGTGTTTTTTATTTTGTCGGCTGCTTCTCGGCCTGGTTCGTCATTGTCCATAAACAATATAACCCTACGAAAATAACCTAACAAATCAATCTGTTTTTTGGTAATGGTACACCCGCCGAGCGCTACCGCCGGATAACCTATTTGCCACATAGAAATGGCGTCAAACTCTCCTTCGGTTATATATACCTCCCTATAATATTTAGCTAGGTAAAGCCCATACAAATAATCCCCCTTTTTAATATTTTTACCATTAATATATTTACGCTTGTCAGCGTTTAATGGTCTATATTTAATATAAACCAGTCGTGCATGTTCGTCGCGCACTGGAATGGTTATAGAATTACGGCTAGCATCGTAGCCAAGCTCAAATTTAGCAATGGTATCATCATTAAATCCGCGGCTGTATAAATATGGATGTATAGTGTATTGTTTAAGTATAGAATCATCAAGAAATTCAACACCGTGCGGTTCGCACAGCGCGATATAGCGCACGTCCGGCATGTCACCACCAAAATCTTTTATTAGCTTGGTTATATTACCGGCAGCCCCACATGTAAAGCAATGGAAACGGTATGGCGGTTGAGTTTCTACCCCGAATGATGGGTTGTCCTCGGAATGATATGGGCATGTTGCCATTATATCATTGCCTACGCGACGGATCTTATCAAGTTTGCCTGTTTTGTTATGAATATCTGTTAGCACTTCATATACATCCATATATCAACACTCCTTGCCGTTATATTATAATACGATTCCGCATTTTATGTCAATACTTTTGTTATAAATGCCCTATGTTTAACTATACGAACATATTTTTGCATACTTATATTATCACCACTTATTTCGTTTGTCAAGATGAAAAAATGGTTTCATCTTCCTTGATTTCGCGGTACATGCCAATGTCTAAATCCCAGTATAAAAATATTTTAGGTTCCTCATTCTCTATAGTATCCTTGCCGCTACGGTATTTCTTTACCACTATCTTAAAGACATCGCCCGTCTTGCGAATCGATGCAAATTTATCAGCATACTGCGCCGGTGCGTCGCTTTCGGCAACCTGATCTATTTCAGGTTCGGCATTAAGCACCTTACGCTGTTCCTTGGCTGCCTCACGATTCGCTTGTGTTAACAGTATAATTGGGCAATGGTGTTGCAGCGTCAATTTTTTTAGAGAGTCCATGGTTGATATATAATTTTCCCTTATACTTCTATATTTGCGGTTAGACGCTATCAAAGATAGTTGGTCAATACCGACTACATCAGGTTTAACCGTATCTATAATTTGGCCTATATCGTCTATTGTATATGGCATTCCTTTGTTCTCGTCAAGTGTAAGTATATAGAAAAAATTGTCATGTTGCTTTAATTCGTCGAGGTATTCTTTATACAGCACCTCATTGCTTAGTTTCCCTGTCATTAATTGTGAATTAGAGAAATGCCCGCATATAGTGTCGAGGCGGTATCCTATAGTCATTTTTTCCATTTCCAATGAAAATAACAACACATTATATCCCTCGCGCCATGCATTAAGCAAGAACAAATTAGACAGCCAACTTTTACCTTGCCCTAATCGTGCTGTTATCACGAATAAATCTTCTCTCTGCAACCCTCCGTCAAAAAGTTTGTCTAAAGTTGGTATACCAGTAGGTATAATGATTGATTGAGGGTTTTGTGCGCGTCTGATGTAATCTTCGTAACGCACATCCGTTTGTTTGGCCCAGTTGTAAAAAGATGCGGTCTCTATATCTTTGCTTATTTGTTGTATGTTTTGCCGTAACGTATTGACACCTATGATGCTATTGCCGCTTTCCATTTCCTTGCTGACCGTTTCCAATACCGGTTTCATTTTGTTATATACGTATGTTTCTTTGATATTGGCAACCACAGCATCGATATTATCTACTTCTGTACGCCCAATGTTAAAACGAGCATATACTGTATTATAGGAAGGTACAGTATGATATTGCGCATAAAAATCAAGTATATATTGTATCACTTCCTTATATGAAAAGAAGTAATTTTCATCAATATTATATTTTTGGAATATTGTATAATCTTTAGTATCAAGCAGGTAAGTAATGAATTGTTCTTCGTGTATTCTCATAGGCTTTTCCTCCGATTTGCACCATTAAATACAATCGCCGACGAGTTTTCCATTAACCTAGACATAATCCGTTCGCCTAAATGTATAGTTAATTCCTCGAGCGACAGGTTAGATGTAATAATAGTGCTGCGCTGAAACGCATACCTTGTGTCAAAAATATTTAACGATAAGTCTTTAACGTGTTCGGTCAAAGCTGTAGCGCCTACGTCGTCTAAAACCAATAGCGGCACGTTGTATATGTTATTCATATATTGTGATAACATATCATCTTCGTGGCTGTAGCTATTTTTTATGCGCGCCATAAGCATTGAGTAATTAGCAAAAAGCCCCAGCGGTTCTTCAAAATTAAATGAACTAAGGCAGTTGTCAATTATAAATTCGTTTAAAATGACGCACGCCGAATACGTTTTGCCCGTTCCGACATTGCCCGTTATTACTAAATTAGTAGACGGATATTCGCGCAAATATTTAATAAACTTTACAACACGGTTGGTAGACCGATTGTCATTTATATAGGTATTGAATGTAGCATTGGCATACCGCGATGGTATCTGAGCCATTTTTAAAGCTTCAGATAAAATAATATATCCATCGCAGGTATATACCGGTTTATTTTTTCTGCAACGGTATTGCGCAATACAACTTTCGCAAAGCATACACATTCTCCTTATTATTTCTTACATGATATATAAGCGCATTTAGAGAGAATGTGTTGCTAGAAATTAATGGAAACTATTGAAGTGCTTCCTTTAATTCTTTGATTTTAGAATTGATAATATCAGTAGTATTTATATTAGAATTGCTAAATCTATCCTTTAATTCTTTTTGAGTATAATTTTGTAATAAATTTTTAATCTCTTCCATTTCTTCTAATGTAAACAGCCTTTTGATATAAACCTTGCCGTTTTTGCCTTTTGTAACCTTTATGTTCTTTGGTTCCGGCAAATATCCCCTGCTATAATACGTTCTTATTGTTTCTTGGCTGTATCCCGTATAATCAGCTAATTGCGGCAATGTGAACAACATTATGCCGTCACCTTCCTTATCAATTCAGCATAATCCTTGACGTCGTTGTTAATCATTCTGTTAAACATGTTTTGTTTTCTAAGCAATATTTGCCCGACATATTCATCTATAGTGTTAACACACCGATAACGGTATATGTTAACGGTTTGTTTTTGGCCTATTCTATACAATCTGTCCTCGGCTTGGATATTATATGCTTCAGCCCATTCCTCGTCCAAAAAGAAACAGTGCGATGCCGCCGTTAGTGTCAACCCTTCTCTGCAAGCACCTAATGTACCTATAAACAATCTGCATGAAGGATCTTCTTGAAATCTTTTAACCAATTCATTACGTTCTTTTTTATCGGTATCACCCGTTATTACAACAGGATTGTACGATGCAAAGTCTTTTGCCAGTAAATATACTTCTTCTCTAAATTGTGTAAATACGACCGCTTTATCTAAATCTTCTATTTGTTCTTTTAACACTCTAATTTTAGCTGGTGGTATATCTGCACCTAAAAGCCGCGGATCGGTTGTAACCTGCTTCAGCCGCAACAATTTAGTTAAAGGGTGCCTGTTTATATTGGTAACCGTCAAATCAAAGTCTTTTAATTCTTTTTTAAGGTTGTGTTTTATAGTTTCATATAATTTCCTTTGCTGAGGCAACATTGGTACATGTGTTATCGTTTGAATTTTAGGCGGTAAATCCAACACTTCATCTTTTGTTTTGCGCAACTGCACGCCTTGTATAATCTGTCTTAATTCGGCCATATTTTTATACCGCAGGACTTTCTTATTCTGCATTACGGCAAAATGATGTAAAAACTTATTATAGTCGTAATCAATAACTCCTAACCTCTTTAATAAGTTATAGCTCTCTAGTGGGCTGTTTATAATCGGCGTACCGGTTAATAAATAAACTCTCTTAGCGGGTATTTTGTGTATAACTTCGCCTATAATCGATTCCGGGTTTTTGATTTTATGCGCTTCGTCTAAAACCAAACAATCAAAATGCATATATACTACCCAATCTTCCCTGAAGGTTTCATAACCTACTATAACATAATCATAATGATGCATTTCAAACGTATATAAATTACGCCGATGGTTAAACGAACCATTAATAACTAAACATGTTCTGTCCGAAAACCGCCTTACTTCATCGGCAAATGTATATACTAAAGATGCCTTAGTAATAACCAGTACGTTTTTAATCTCGCCTTGTTGCATAAGATAATCTGTCGCTGCTATTATGGCTGCCGTCTTGCCAAGCCCCATATCCCAAGACAACAATAACCGCTGGTTGTTTACTAAGGCGTCAAAACCCTCGATCTGATGGGGAAATGGTGTAATTTTCCAATTATACATCGTCCATCACCTTCTTTATTATTTCCTTCACCTCTTCGTTATTGCTCAAGATAATAGAGGTAGCAATTTTAAGAACATTTTTCTTTTCCGTCGGTTTTAAATGTTCGTCTAATATACGTGATACCTCTTCATCGCTCATATTGTTTTTTTCGGCATATATAAGAAGAGCAACAGTTGCCATGACAGGATTCTCCTTAAACATATAGTTTAAATCCAAACACAACATCTCCTTTCTGATACTATATTACCTTGTCATAGCAACTGTTGTCAATACTTTTGTAATATATTTATATGCGCTTATATTCTTTCTGTTTTGCGCATGTCAAGATAATCATCTGTTAATTTTATCGTGCTATCCTTCTTGCCGCGTATGGTACATATCCAATTATCTTTATCAGAGAATATACGTATATCCTTCTCGGGGAATTTAAACTCGTTCATGACCTTCACTTCATGTAGACTAACAGATTCCACAAATGACTCGCCGTCTTTTGTAAACCCCGTAAATATTAAATGTCCAAGTTCTGTGTTTACATCAATATTAATATTGTTCGCCTCAATTTTCTTGTCCTCAAACGTTATGGTGGCGTTAGTAATCTGCATAAGTGCCACAGGATGTTCCGGCGTTATCTCGCCGTCAATAATCTTTAATAATCTATTGGCTGCTATACGTTGCCTTTGTTTCTTTTTTTGCTCCTCTGTCATTTATTTACTCCTCCTATATTTTTATTTGCCCATACATGGTTAATTTCTTGCATCATATATTATTATAGCAAAATATTTAAATTCTTCAATACTTAACTAGCGACTAAGCGCTTTATCCTAATCACACGAATACATTGTGTCGCTGTTGTTTCCCGCTTCGTCTACAATTTCAATCAAACGTTCTACGGCATCATCGCAATCATATACATACGGATCTAATAAATCTTTTAACCCATCAGTGTTAATTAATATTTCTGCCTGATGGTTATATACTGGCTCAGCGGTTCCTAAATTATCGCCTCGCGATATGTTAATTTTACCCCCATACTTATATATTACCGGATAACCATTGTTGCCTAATGATTCTCTGGCAACTTCTAACATTTCTATCACTTGCTCTCTTGTCATTGTATCCCTCCTATTCTTCTATCCGATATATCGCTTCTAACCCTGCCCATGGGGAATTAGCCACCCCACCGTTCAATTTAAATGCTTTGGTTATTGCTTCACCGTCAAAATCAGCTTCCCAATCAAGCGCATCATCGTCGTCGCTGAATTCAACGTCGTCTACCCAATCGTATGCCACCCGTTCACCGGATGGTGTCCAATAATGAATATAACTATACAGCTCTATATCATCAAGTACGTAATCGCTCAATTCCTCTCCATCCTTAAAGAAACATGTTCCGTTGTTAAGATATTCAACAATTCCTAGCTCGCCATTAATTGTTACGGGCACAAAAACATTGCCGAAAATGCCTTTTTCTTTTTCGCGTTCCTGCATATTATATACATCGCGTCGGCTAACTGATTGTATTACATCATTATACTCCAAATAGTCAACTAAATCCATTGTGTTTGATTTTCTAAATTTTAACATTATTTCCGCCCCCTTTATTTCCAATCTAATCCATATTGTTCTGCTAAATCTATAAATTCTCCATCAATTTCCGTATCAACATATACAGCCGTTCCGTCATTATCTTCATCATCAATAACGACCAATTCTAAATTAAGCCATGTTTGAAACTTGCTATCATTTAAGAAATTTACCATTTCAACAGAATCATTTTTCCAGTATAAATTGAAATGCCTCATGTTTTCTAATAACTCCCTCGATTGGTTAATGACCCACTCGTAATTATCTAGCGCATATTGCACATCTTCTAAATCTGCTGGAATAGTAATACTGTCCTTAGTCCATATGGTATCCGATTCTATACCGTTATCCCAACTTGCAGCCAATACTTCCGCTCCGCCTCTTGTATGCGCTATAAAAAATGTATAGCGCAAACCATTACCTAATACAAATGTCCTTTCCTCATTATCCATTATTGTTTGCCCCTTCCTGATATTCGCTCATATATTTGTCATAATTTTCCCATATACCTCCTAAATTTATATCTTGGCGCAATACACCATCAACAATTGAATAATATAATTTTA